TATCTATAGTGAACACCAAGCTACCTTTTATCTTTACTCTGATAATAACAATGTATTCTGGAGACAAAATACTGACGGTGTAAAAACTGTAAATCTATCTACATACAATGACGGAAACAATGTGACTGGATATCAAACTGGTTATGCAACACATACCGCAAATATAACTCTGAATGGTTCTTTCCCAACTACATTAAGTTTAGAACAAAAAGGTGGTTCTGCAAAATCATATTCTTTATCACAGAACTGTCAAACTTCTGGTGGGTGTAACGTTTCTGTTGTTCAACAATAATGGTCAAAGTTATTAGAAATTTTGTAAGTACAGAATTGGCATATTTTTGTAAATTATGTTTAGAGCATGATTGTGTAATGCAGGATAAAGTTGGCAATTATGCATCATATGAACATGGTGATAAAAAATGGGAGTATAATTATGAGTTCTTTTCTCCTCAATGGGGAGAAATGCTTTTACAGAAAAAATTAAATCACACAAAACAAATCTTTAAAAGAAATTTATATCCAGTTAATAGTTATGCTCGTAAATATTTAAAGGGTGAAAATTTACCAGAACATATAGACAGACATCATTTAGAAATGGGAGTTTCTATACATTTAGGTGGTTCAGCATGGGATATATATTTTGATAATAAACCATATTTATTGACGCCAGGTGATGCAATTGTTTACCACGGTAGTGTGCCTCATTACAGAAAAGAATTAAAAGGAGATACGTGCTATCAAGTTTTTTTACATTACTCTACAAATATAAAATATAAACACCATGGTAGAGACTATTATAAAATGTATGGTAAAAAAAGCGATGAATGATTTATTCTTCGGGACGAGTCTTTTCGTGTACATGAAGCATAATCAATGCATAGTGTATAACTTTCATTAAGTCTTCTTTGTTATACCCATTCTTGTTTCCATATCGTTGTGCATACTTCATGATGTTACCGATACAAAACCCTTCTCCATGTCCACCATCAATAATAAACTCAGTTGCTTGAAACTTGTTTTTAGAATAATGTTGATTATAAGTTTTATCAACATAAGTCTTAAGTTCTTTTAAAAATTTATCTTCGTTGTATTTGTATTCTTTCATTGTCGTGTATTATACATTAATCATCATTACTTGTCAAGTCTTCAATTACGTCATGTAAATAATTTAAATCATCAAACTTAACTGCCATTGTAAATCTATCACATGAAGTATATGCAGAATGCCAACAATGATTGTCTGGGTCATTTTTTTCACCAAAATGAAACCAACGACATTGCCAACCTTTCTTATCTGGTATAGTGACTATTTCATTTGTTTTATTGTCTAAGTAATTAAAATAACCATTACCATTAAGACTATATGTAAATAACATTTGATAAGCAGATGCATTCCAATTTGTATGCCAACCTATAAATCCACCAGGCGGATAATAATTTAATAAAGCATTATGCTTCGCACCAATTTCTGGTGGAAATTCATATTTGTAATATTCAAAAAACCATTTCCATTTATTTGGATTTTTTTCAAATGCATGACTTATAGCAGTATTATAATAAGCATCAGGAAACCCAACATGTTCTCTTGACATAACATCGTTTAAATATTCTTTAGAACAATAGTATTCACCATTATCTAAGTCGCCACTAATTGTAGTATAGTCCATGTTATCATAATCTAAAGAATAGAATTCATCTATTAAATTATCTAACTTGTTTTTATAGTAAGAATTATTAATTACTATTTCTGCCATACCAATCTATTAAATCATCGCCTGTTCTTTCTATACCAAATCTACAAACTTCTTTATTATTTCTTGTTCTAATAATAAGACCACTATTATATACTGTATCTACAACTGGTCCATTCTTTACTATTTCTGCTTTAGTTTCAGCAGTATCATAATACAAAGATGTTAATGAGTGACATTGTATTTGCACAATTTGTTTTGCCCACTTCTCTGCTTCAAGTAAGATTCTTTGTTTTTCAACTGCACTACTAAATTCGCCCATTATGCACCATATATTTCTATATTTGTAATTAAGTCCATAAGAACTTGTACTCTGTCTTCGTCTTTCCAATTTCTATTTTGTTCAAGTGCAACTTCAAACTGCTCTAAATATAATTTGTTTTCTATGTCTTTCCACATTCTTTTAGCAACATCATCTGGGTCTAACATTGGGTAGTTTGTATGTCTCGTTGGGTCAAAGTTACCATGTACATCTCTATTTGTTAGTCCAGTTTTAGTTAGACCAAGACTGTAATTTGTCCAGTACAAGTCTTTTGCATCTTTGTTTTTTAATTTCCACATAAATGCTTCTAACAATAATTTTGCTTTATTTTCGTTATACTGCATATATGGTTGTTTTAACAAATGGTCATAAAAATTATCAATTGTATCTACCAAATACTTGTAACCAGCAACAGAACCTGTAGTAATCATAACACCTTTTTGAAATCTATTTGTAAACCAAGTAGCAATTTCGTTTTGACTACCATGTCCCCAAACATTATTGAAAAATATGTCTGGTTGATATTCTTTAATATAACCTAAAACATCTGGAAGGTCATCTGTAATATTATGTCCCGTTGCACGAGAGATGCCTTGCACTTCATAATCACTAGGACAATTTTCTAATATTGCCTTACCGATGCCAGAAGTATGACCAGTTATGAGTACTTTTGTCATACTCTTTCTATTACTGATGTTGCTTCTTCATATGCTTTAGCAACATCTTTATGTGTATCGACTACTAAAACAACTTGTGGTTTTTTAATTACAATCTCTTCAGGTGACTCTACAGATGTTACACAAACACCTTTTGCAAAACCAAAACCTTTTTCTGATTGTATAACCATTCTAGGGTTTTTCATTCTGATTACATCTGCACCTTCTTCAATTGTACCTATGTATTCTCCATATGTGGTCACAACAGTTTTTATATCTGCCATATTTTCTCCTATAATTTTACTGCTAACACAACTAATATTGCTAACTGTATTAATATAACTATTAACAACTCAATACCCAAGATAGTATGATACCATATCCATCTAGTTTTATATGCGTTGTCAACATTTAATTCTGCAGGGTCTGGTTCACCAGATATTCCTTTATCTGGTGCTCCCCATAATGTATCTTTTACTTTATTTATTATTGCCATTTAAAATCTTTAAATTTTTCTGAACTTACTCGTTCACCTGATGTTGACTTATCAAATACAGGCACATCATCATTATTCGTTACAACATTTTGATTATCATCATCTGCTAATCTCATTTTACTTCTGTCAACTTTTAATGTAAATCTATTGTATTTAGTTGGGTCGTTATATCTGTTTTTTAATTGCTTGACAAGTATCTTACCCATTGTGTTTAACTCTTCATTTGATATTAACGCAAACATTAAATCAGCAGTTGCAGGTAAACCAAATGACTCAGAAGTATCTTCTAGACCAGGGTCATCACTAGTAAACCCACTTCTGTTTGTTTGTGTTGCACTCATAATAGGTACATTAAATTCTACTGCAAGACCACGCATCTCTTCTGCAATACTCTTGATATAAGAATAAGAGTTAATACTACCACCAATCATTTTCATTCTACTTGATGCACAAATGTTTAGATAATCAACAAAGATTATTTCTGGTATAAAGTTTTTCTTAAGTTTTAATTCATTAAGTAATGCACGAAAGTGTGAAGTGTTTGCTTGGCCCGTTGGATATTCTTTGATAATTAATTTACCATCTGTCTTTGCAGTTATCTGAGACACTTTATCTCTGAACATATCTTTAGATAGATTCTCAATCTGGTCTATTGGTATATTTAACAAGTTAGCATCGATTCTTTCTGCAATCTTTTCTTCTGCCATTTCCATAGTAATGTATAAAACATTTCTACCTTGTGATAATATATTAGATGCACAGTGACACATGAATAATGATTTACCCACACCCGTACCTGCAAGTGCGATATTTAAAGTTTTGTTTGGTAGACCGCCTTTAGTTATCTTGTTAAAGTTATCTAAATCAAAAGGTATACGTTCTTCTTGTTCATGATAATAATCATATCGTTCATCTACTTGTTCAAGATAATCGTGACCAATATTAGTATCAAAAGAAACGCCAAGTGCTTTTGATAAAACATCTGGTATTGCATTCTTTTGAAGTGTTGCGTGTTTACCATCAATAATTGATATAGATTCCATGACTGCATTGTATACTGAACGGTCTTGACACCACTTCTCAGTTCTTTCAATCAACCAATCTAAATTTTCAGATTCAGCAGTAAAGATGTTTGGTAACATTTCGATTGCTTGTCGATAATGCTCTTCACTTAATCTATTACCTTCATCAACTTCAATCTTAAAAGATTCTAAGGTTGGTATCTTATTGTACTTAGATACAAACTTTGCTACTTCTTTAAATAAGTCTTTGTATACACCTTCGAAATAATCTGGTGCTAAAAACGGCAATACTCTACGTGTGTATTCTTCGTTAGTGAGAAGATTTCTAAGTATCGTCTGTTCTAGATTTATATTCATTTTCTGCCCATTCTAAATTTTCTTTCGTTGCAAGAACTTCTTTGTTATCTTTATCCCATGCCATCATTGAACCATCAGTAATAGATGCTTCTATAATATTACTTAGTATTTTTCCACAATACTCTTGGAACTCAAAGTTGCCTTCTATTTCTAACTCAGGGTCAGGACTGCTAATTATCTCATAATTAAAAGTAAGTGCATCTTGTTTACCATCGAATGCAACATTACCATAACGTATAACAGTTTCAGGAAACTCTTCTAATAGTCTTACGTCCCAACCCTTTTCATCTAACGAACTTGGAATAATTTCATAGTGAATGCCTTCACTAAGTTTATCTAAAATATCATTCACTGACAATTTCTTCCATATCTACTTTTGAAGTCAAACCAATAGAGTATTGATTCTTTACAAAATCTTTGAAGTCTGTATCTGCAAAAATAGGATTCCAAAACTCACCAGTCAAAGTATCTTTTTCTCTTAGTTTACTGCCAATCATTTCACCAGATTCTTTGTTAACTACTTGATACCAACCATTACTAGGTTTGATTACATAACCACCAGCAAGTGCAACATCAAGTAGACCACTAAACTCTTCTATACCACCTTCCCATGATACTGAAATAGGTATTTTAGATTTTTCTTTAACGTATCTACTTTTTTCAATGTTGATAACAAATTCATAACCAGTAACTTCTGTACCAGTTTTTTGTTGTCTTCTACCAATAATCCAAATGTTGTCTGCAGAATAGTAAATACCAGTACCGCCACCAACAACGTCTTTAGGAAACAAACCGATTTCTTTGTAAGTATGATTTACTGCAAGGAGCGGTATGTTTTTCATTTTCAAATAAGGCGTTGTCATTCTGAATAAACCTTTCAGTGATTTTGCACGAGACATATCTGCGACTGACTTTTCATTAAATGTATCTTCGAGTTCTTTCTTAGAAGCAAGATTACCGATAGAGTCAATTACAACAATTACATCATCGTCTCTATCTAGTTCTTCTAGTTGTCTAATCAAGTCAAACTTTAATTCTTCTACGTTAGTGATAGGTGTGTGTAAGACTCTTTTTGTATCAATGTCAAATTGTTCAAAGTAAGATTGTGGTGAACCAAACTCTGAATCATAAAACAATAGTACTGCATCTTTCTTCTCTTTTAGATAAGATGATGCCATTTTTAATGCAAACGATGTTTTAAAATGTTTACTTGGTCCAGCAAGTACAGTAAGACCTGGCATTACACCGCCATCGAAGTTACCACTCAATGCTACATTAATCATAGGTACATCTGTAGTTACCATATCTGATTCAGTAAAAAATTTAGAATCGGAAAGCACTGCAGTATTTCCTAATGTTGAATTTTTCTTCAACTTGTCCATTATAGATGCCATATTATTTATCCTCAAAATTTATGTTGTTAGATTTTTCTCGTTCATCGAGTTCATACTCTTCTCGCATTTTGTTGTTTATTTTAACAGACTCAGCAATTAAAGTCAAGTCTTCATCAAACTTAGTAATTGCACTCATGTCTTTTGGTAAACATGCTCCACCAAACCCACGTTTGCCATCATACCCAGGGACTCTAGAATGAGCAAAACCTATTCTATCGTCACTACAAATACCATTAATTATTCTTTGAGGACTTAAATTTTGTTTTTTTGCACTGTCATATATTTGATTCATGAATGTAACTTTCATACCAAGATAACTGTTAACACCATATTTTACCATGGCCGCTTCTTGTGGTGTCATGGTAATCCAAGAAAGATTAATACATAAACTAAATGTATCGTACAATTTCATGATTCTATAACATGATTCTTCTGATGGCCCACCAATAATTCTCATTCTAGAAGTTACAAATTGTTCTTTTGCATTATTCTCTGTTAAAAATTCTGGATTGTGTGTGATTCTAAGTTTATCATCGTCATGTACTGAATTATATAATCTAGTCAGAATATCTGGTGTTACTGTTGATTTAATAACAATCATTGCATCTGTATGTTCAATAAGTTTTAATACTGCATCTTCTACAATAGCACCATCTACTGTTCCATTATCAGACATTGGTGTTGGCGCACATATAAAAACACACGCTGGTTTCCATTTACATAATTCATCGATGTTGGTATTTAATTTTGGGTCAACGTAAAACTTATCAACTAAGTCATGAGTAAATGCATAGTCAATTGCTTGACCGACAAAACCATGTCCAACAATACCTATTTTTACTTTTTCTTTTTGTACCATTTTTTAAACTCTGGGTTATTTTGAAATATCACAAATACATCACGTGGTGGGATTTGTTCTGTCTTGATACAAGATGCAAGATTTTCCCATTCTTCTTTATTGTACTTCATTAGTTCACTTCCATATAATCTTTATACCATTCCATAAAATGTGCAACACCTTCTTCTATATCGACCATAGGTTGATATCCTAACTTCTGTAGTTTGCTTGTATTACTCCAAGTCTCAAGAACATCTGCAGGGTGTGGTGGTACTAAATTTACTTTTGGTTCTCTATTTAATTCTATTCCAATTCTATCTATAAACTTCATAAGTTCAACTTGTTTACCATTACCTATATTGAATATCTCTCCAGACTCTATATCTTGATTGAAGATAACAAGTTTTATTCCTTCAACGATATCATCAACATAAGTGAAATCTCTTTTCATTAGTCCATAATTGTATGCTTTGATTGGTTTATCTTTTACAATACTTGTACTAAAATCAAAGAGTGCCATGTCAGGTCTACCCCATGGCCCATATACTGTAAAAAATCTTAGACCGATATTGTGTAATCCCGACATTTTAAATTGACATTCGTTTACATACTTAGTATATGCATAAGGATTTCTTTGATGTGGTTGGACATTATCTTCTGTCCAAGGCAAAGTAGTTGTCCCACTATATACAGAACTTGTGGACGCATATATTACTTTCTCTACTTGATGTAGTTTACATACGTTGATTAGATTTTGTGTACCTTCGATATTATCTCTATGATACAAATGTTCATTACCCATACTATTACGCACACCCGCACGTGCGGCTAGATGTACTACAATGTCTGGTTCGTATGATTGAAACAACATATCTAATCT